GCCAGAACACTCTCTACACCGGCACCGATAGGCGGGTTAAATGCGCGTGATGCACTGGCCGCGATGCCGCCGAATGATGCGGTCACACTGGATAATTTTTTTCCGACACCGACTAGCGTTAATTTGCGCAACGGCTACACCAATTGGGTGACGGGCTTCAGCACACACGTTGAATCCCTTATGCCGTACAACAAGCCAAACGGCTTATCATCGCTATTTGCTGCAGCGGGAACGGCAATCTATGACGCAACCTCTCAAGGGGCGGTAGGTGCGGCGGTGGTATCTGGGCAGACCAATGCACGATGGCAGCATGTGAACTATGGCACGACTGGCGGCCAGTATCTCGTTGCGGTCAATGGTGCTGATTCCCTTCAGTTGTACAACGGCACGGCATGGCAGGCAGTCACGGCGGTTTCGGCACCTATTGCAATTACAGGCGTCACAACCTCGACAATTATTCATATCAACGTCTATAAAAACCGCCTTTATCTCATACCGAAAGACAGCTTGAGCGTTTGGTATATGCCCGTTAATTCGTTGGGTGGCGCGGCTTCGCAATTAGACCTTACGCCATTGTTCCGGCTTGGCGGCTATCTGATGGCAATGGCAACGTGGACGATCGACAATGCATCGGGCGTTGCAGAATATGCCGTGTTCATCTCGTCACAAGGGGAAGTAGTTCTATATTCTGGCTCTGACCCCTCATCCTCGACAGAATGGAATATTGTCGCCACGTTCAGAGTTGGCCGTCCAGTGGGAAGACGTTGTTTTGTTAAAGTCGGCTCTGACCTTATCATTTTGGGCGCTGACGGATTTTACCCATTGTCACGCGCACTACTGACAGATAGAAGCCAGTCACAAGACGCAATCAGCAACAAGATTGTGAACCTCGTTAGTAACGACGTGCAGAACTACGGCGCTAATTTTGGATGGGAAGCAGTATTGCACCCAATCGGCTCGAAATTAATTGTCAATGTGCCGCAAGCAGCAAACGCAACACAATACCAATACGTACAGAACACGATTAGCGGTGCGTGGTGCAGGTTCACAGGGTGGAACGCCAATTGTTTTGCCGTGATGGGTGATTCTCTTTATTTCGGCGGCAATCTTGGCGCAACAGCGAATTCGGCGTATGTCGCAAAAGCTGACGTAGGCTATTCAGACAACGGCGCGTACATCTTTGGTGAAGTAAAAACGGCGTTCCAGTATTTCGGAAAAACTGGACAACTGAAACACATGAAAATGGTTCGCCCTGTCTTTAGCACGACGGGCACGATGAAAGCGGTCATTGGCATTGATATGGATTTTGCCGATAAGTACCCAGAAGGCACACCGACATTTTCAGGATCAGCGGGTACAGCGTGGAATACTGGCGCCTGGAACTCATTTGCTTGGGGTGATGCCTCAACAGTTAAAAAAGACTGGCAGGGTGTGACGGGCATAGGTTATGCGGCAGCACTGCACATGCGCATCGTGAACAACCAAAGTTATGTGCAATGGCAATCAATCGACTACGTTTTTGAAATGGGCGGCGTTCTTTGATCACGTTAAAACAAGATCGTGATTTATTGCGGTGGGCTGGCGATGTAATCGGCGCGACTTATAACCCTGATTTGTCAGCATGGATCAGTAGATTAAATCCAGATGGTACGCCCTTGGTGGTGGTTGTGTTTGATCGATTCGATGAACATAACTGCCAGATGCATATCGCCAGCGATGGCACTAAACGATGGTTCTCGCGTGAGTTTGTGTCTACCTGCTATCGCTACGCGTTCAATCAAATGAATCTGCGACGTGTCACGGTGGTTATACGTGAGGACAACAGGCAATCTCTCAAAGCTTGTAGGCAATTAGGCCACACACAAGAGGCAGTATTAAAAGCGTGGTTTGGCGACAAAGACGGCGTATTGATGCGCATGACAAAAGACGAATGCAAATGGTTATAAGGGGAAATAATGGGTAAGAGTTCACCAAAAGCGCCTGCGGCACCTGACCCAGTCGTGACAGCAAAAGCGCAAACTGAAAGCAACATTGCGACAGCGAATAATAACGCAGCATTAAACCGCGTCAATCAATTCACCCCATGGGGCAGCAGCACATACACCAAAAACGCGGGCGCGGATGGTGATTACGATTCGTGGACGCAGAATGTAGATTTAGCGCCAGAACAAAAGGCATTACTGGACGCACAAAACAGGTCTTCCCTCGCATTAAGTCAGACTGGTGAAAACATGCTAGGCACTGTTAATGGCGCCATGAGTAAGCAAATGGACTATTCAGGGTTAACCAAGATCAACAACGGACTTTTGCAAAGCAGTGCAAGCCAATCATTGCCGCAAATGGCAGGCGCATTTGATAACCCGGGCATACAGAGTGGCGTTGATATGTCCGGTGTTTCTGCATTGGTCGGGGGTGATAAATTGTATGACGCCATGCGGCAAGCGCAGGACGCCTCATACAATCAAGCGCAATCAAGGCTTGATCCTCAATGGAGCCAGCAGCAGCACGACCTAGAGAATAAGCTTGTCCAACAGGGCATCATGCAAAACTCTGATGCATGGAACCGCGCAACTGAGAGTTTCGGGCGCAACCGCAATGATGCATACCAAACTGCAAGAAATTACTCTGTAGGCGAAGGCAACACAGCACAGGCTCAACTATTTGGGCAAGGGCTCGCCGTCAATCAAAATGCTTACGGTCAAGCGTCAAACAATATGGCAATGCGCAACGCAGCGCAAGCACAAGGGTTCGGCCAATCGATGCAAAACGCAGTGTTGCAAAACGCTGTGAATGCGCAGCAATTCGGGCAAAATCTCTCTAATGCGCAACTGGCAAATCAGGCGGCGGGACAAGGCTTTTCTCAGTCAATGGCAGAACGTCAGCAGGGCATTAATGAGCTGATGGCACAACGCCAGAACCCATTAAACGAGCTAAACGCCTTGCGCACAGGCTCGCAAGTCACGAACCCGACATTCGGAGCAACCCCACAAGTGAATCAAGCTGGTGTTGATGTGGCTGGCATCACAAACAACGCCTACAACAACCAATTAGGGCTTTATAACGCGCAGGTTGGCTCAAATAATTCGACTATGGGAATGCTTGGTCAATTGGGTGGCGCGGCTATGATGGCGACTAAGTTCTAATGGAAAAATTAAACGTCACTCAATTATCATGTTTTAACGAACCAGCCATTGGCGTATGGAGCAATCAAGATTTTTACGCAGCAGCTTTTCAAGAAGATCATGCAATAAGGCTTGATATTGTCAGGCACGATTGCAAAGACGGTGTTACATGGGATGAATTACGCGAGGTTAAAAAGAATTGCGGTTTTGGTGATTATGACGCAGTCGAATTTTATCCACATGAAAAAGATGTAATCAACACTGGCAACGTCCGGCATTTATATATTTTTACTAACCCATTGCCAATAGTTCGCAGGGTAAATAATGACTAAAAATTTCGTACAGCAAGCGCCTCAAATGACGCAAATGATTGCGCCTGATATTGCGTCTCAACAGGTAGCGCTACAGCGTCAACAACAATTGGCTGACCTGCTGAAACAACAAGGCATGGCCGCGCCAGAACAAACGCAAGTTATTTCTGGCGTCGCAGTCAAACAAAGTCCATTAATCGGCCTGTCTAAGATGCTGCAGGCTTACATGGGCGGGAAGATGCAAGATGATAACGATGCTAAAGGCTTGGAGCTTGGCAAGGCACTGCAAGGGCGCATGGGCGAATCGTTTAACAATGTCTGGGGGGGCGGCTCATCGCAGACATTTGAGCCAAACGGCGAAATTGCAGTAACGCAAAAAAGTATGGGCACGCCTGAAACGCAGGCAAGAAATGCGGCGCAAGCGGCGTATCTAAGCGGCGACATGGAGACCTACAGAAAATTGCTGGCAAATCGGTTTGAGCTTACGCCAGATCAGAAAAATAACATGGGGATGGGCATCACTCAAGACCAAGCAAGAGCGGCTGCATTGGCAAAGATGCAGAAAGAAGGAACATTAGAAGTCCAGCCAAATAATACCGCCATTAATCTGGCGACAGGTGAAAGAACCGTTGGCGCTGATTTTAAATCAGGTATTGCAGGCGGCTACGGCGCAAACGGACAACCTACAATGAACCGCATCAATGGCAGCGGCGCAATTGCGGATATGGCTGGCGAAATTAAGGGCGCAGAGGCTAGAGCAAATGCGGCTTATGACTTGATTCCACTTGAAACGCCAAACGGCACCATTATGGTAACGAAAGAGCAGGCGGCGCAAATGGCTAGGCAGAATCAGCAAAATATACCTGCTACCGCTCCTCGTAACCAATCTGGCGCTATTCCGCCACCAAGACAACCATCAAGCAATTTAAC